GTCATATTTTTGCGTAGGCAAAATAGACATAGGGGGAGTAGATCAAGAAATGAAAACTTATAGAGAAAAGCTATGACAAATCCTGCTGATAAAGTTGAAAAATGGGATATTGAAAAATTAATCCCTTATGCAAGAAATTCAAGAACCCACTCTGATGAGCAAGTATTACAAATTGCAAGCTCAATAAAAGAATGGGGTTGGACTACACCTGTTTTGATTGATGAGACAGGTCAAATTATTGCAGGTCATGGCAGGGTCATGGCAGGTAAGAAGTTAGGCATCAAAGAAGTGCCTGTGATGATTGCAAAAGATTGGTCAGAGGCAAAGAAAAAAGCCTATGTGATTGCTGATAATAAATTGGCACTTAATGCAGGATGGGATAATTCTATATTAGCCCTAGAGCTTGCAGAATTAAAGGAATTTGATTTTGATTTAGGGCTTACAGGATTTAGTGATGATGAGCTATCTGCATTATTAAAACCTGAAGTATTAGATGGAAATACAGAAGATGATGCTGTGCCTGAAGTGCCTGAAGAACCTAAGACAAAGTTAGGCGATATATATGTATTAGGAAATCATAGGCTTATGTGTGGTGATTCAGGTGATATTAATGCAATTGATAAATTGCTTAATCGAGCAATGTTAAATGCTGTAATCACAGATCCACCTTATGGCATAGGCATTGATGGTCAAAAGAAAAGCATTAGTAAAAACCCTAAGCACAATAGAAAGCATCATGAATTTAGAGGATGGGATTCTGAAAGACCTGATGCAGGAATATTCAATTACATAGTATCTTTAAATGTGCCATCAGTTATTTGGGGTGGCAATTACTTTGCAGATTTATTGCCTGCTACTAGAGGATGGCTATATTGGAATAAAGGTCAAGATGGGCTAACCATGTCAGATGGTGAGTTGGCTTGGACTACAGAAGATAAACCTTTGAGAAGTAAAACTGTAAACAGAGGTGCTTTAAAAGGAAGTGTGCACCCTACACAAAAACCTGTAGAGATTATTAATTTTTCTATTGAATATTTGAAAGTGCCACAGAAGGGTTATGTATTAGATTTGTTTGGTGGAAGTGGAACTACACTTATTTCATGTGAAAAGTTAGATAGAAAAGCATTTTTGATGGAGCTAGATCCTAAATACTGTGATGTAATAGTAAAAAGATGGGAAGATTTCACAGGCAAAAAGGCTGAATTACTAGAGGCATGATATGGCAGGTAGGAAACCAAAACCCACTCAACTAAAAATAGTGCAAGGAACTTATAGAAAAGACAGGGCTAATGTCAGAGAGCTAAAGCCTAATGGTGATCTAACTTTGCCACCTAGCTATTTTACTGATGAGCAAAAAGAAGTATGGTCATATGCAATTCAAAATGCACCTAAAGGATTACTAAAAAATCTAGACATATCAGTATTAGAGATATGGGTCACATCTTATGTGAATTACAGAGAGGCTTCACAAAAGGTAAAGACATTGGGTCAGGTTATAAAGTCACCATCAGGTTATCCGATAGTGAATCCTTACTTAGGAAATATGAATAAGCAAGCAACTATTATGCTAAAAGCCGCATCAGAGATGGGTTTTACACCTGCAAGCAGAAGCAAAATAGTAATGGCTGAAGAAGCTATTGAGGCAGATCCTTGGGCAGTATTGGCTAATGAATAAATATGAGAAGGTAGCAGAGCAATACACTAAAGATGTATTAGCAGGGAAAGTCCTTGCCTGTGAATTTGTAAAGCAAGCCTGTCATAGGCAAGTGAAAGATTTAAGTAAGCAAGGCAAAAAAGGCTTTCCCTATAAATATGATGCAAGCAAAGGGGCAAGGGTTTGCTCATTTGTGGAATTACTGCCACATATCAAAGGTGCTTTAGCAGGTCAGCCAATTAAGCTAGAGCCTTGGCAGGTCTTTATCATTATGACTGTATTCTCATGGGTAAAGCCTGATGGCACTAGAAGATTCAGAAGGGTATATGTAGAAGTCCCTAGGGGCAATGGTAAATCTGCCCTGTCATCAGCAATAGGTTTATATATGCTTACTGCTGATAATGAAGGTGGTGCAGAGGTCTATTCATTTGCCACTACTAGAGATCAGGCTAAGATTGTATTTGGTGATGCACAGCAAATGGCTAGGAGATCGCATGGTCTCAGGGCACACTTCGGAGTGGAAGTAAATGCTCACAATATCAATGTGGTAAAGACTGCATCTAAATTTGAGGCTCTAAGTGCTGAAGGCTCTACCCTAGATGGTCTAAATACTCACTTTGCCTGTGTAGATGAGCTTCATGCCCATAAGACTAGGGCTGTTTATGATGTGGTAGAGACATCTATAGGTAAGCGTTTGCAATCCTTGCTTTGGGTAATTACCACAGCAGGCTCTAATAGAGCAGGTATTTGCTATGAAGTCAGAGGTTTTGTCAGGAAAATTCTTAATGGCTCTGCTACTGATGAGACACAATTTGGCATCATTTATGGTCTAGATGATGGTGATGATTGGACTACTCAGGATGCATTAATTAAGGCTAATCCTAATTGGGGAGTGTCAGTGATGCCTGAAGTATTACAGTCACTGCAAGCTAAGGCTATGACTATGGCATCAGCATCTAATAACTTCAGGACTAAGCACCTGAATGAATGGGTCAATGCTGATGTGTCATGGATGGATATGAGAGCATGGGATCGCTGTGCTAATCCTGATTTATCTATTACAGACTTTGAGGGTGAGCCTTGCTTTATGGCTTTGGACTTAGCAAGTAAGACAGATATAGCGGCAAAGATGAATCTTTTTATCAAAGATGGTGAATATTATGCCTTCGGAGATTACTACTTGCCTAGGGAAACTGTAGATAGAGGTGAGAATTCTCAATATACAGGATGGGAATCTTTAGGATTATTAACAGTTACTGATGGTGCAATAATTGACTTTCAAGCCATTGAGGATAAAATCCTAAGTGATTGCAAGCGTTTTGATGCAATTGAAGTGCCTTATGATCCATTTCAGGCTACTCAATTATCAATGCGTTTGCTAAATCAGGGTGTAAATATGATTGAGGTAAGACCTACTGTGTTGAATTTCTCTGAGCCAATGAAGCAGTTAGAGGCATTGGTCTTAAGTGGAAAATTTCACCATAATGGAGATCCTATTTTGACTTGGATGGTGAGTAATGTGGTATGCCACACTGATGCTAAAGACAATATCTATCCTAGAAAAGAGCGCCCTGAAAATAAGATTGATGGAGTAATTGCATTATTAATGGCATTAAATAGGGCAATTGCATACAATAATGAGCAGGGGAATCTTGATGATTTCTTGGCTAATCCTATAAGGCTCTAATATGGCATGGTATTCAACTATTTTATTTGGCTTTGGTGTAGCAGGTAGGAGACAGGCAGGGCTTCAGCAAGCTAATGCAGGATCATATCAAGTCCCATCAAATGTAACTGTCAATGAAGATACTGCACTAAAACTATCAGCAGTATGGGCTTGCGTAAGATTGATTGCTGAGACAGTTGCAGGATTGCCTCTTAATTGCTTCAAAGTAAATGATGATGGATCAAGAGTGCCATATCCTGAGCATCCATTAGCAATATTATTTAAGAATAAACCTAATCGCTATCAAAACAGAGTTGAGTTTTTTGAAACTATGGTGATGCAATTAGCTATTCATGGCAATGCATATGCTTTGATTAGCAAAAGAGGTGGCAGAGTAGTGAGCCTTATGCCTTTGATGGCAGAGCAAATGGAAGTAGCTCTTTTAACTGATGGCACAGTAACCTACAGATATAACAATGGCAATTCAGACATTGCAGTATATGCAGAGGAAAGCATTTGGCATATCAAATTAATGTCTAATGGTATTGTTGGATTATCTCCTCTCTCATATGCTAGAAATAGTATTGGTATTGGATTGGCAGGTGATGACAGAGTATCTGCTTTAGCTAGAAATGGATTCAAGCCTACAGGTATTTTGACAATTGATAAATTGCTAAAGCCTGAGCAGAGAGAAGCAATCAGAAAACAATTTGCAGATTTAGCTGAAGGTAGTGGTGATCCTCTAAGAGTTTTAGAGGCAGGCATGAATTATCAGCAGATCTCTATGAATCCTAAAGATGTGCAATTGCTTGAGACTAGAAGATTTCAGATTGAAGATATTGCTAGATTCTTTGGTGTGCCATCAGTATTAATTAATGATACTTCTGCATCTACTACTTGGGGATCAGGTATTGAGCAGATTGTGCAAGGCTTCTATAAGTTAGGTCTTAGACCATATCTAGAGAGAATTGAGACATCAATTCAGAATAGCTTGCTTCAAGCAGGCGACAGAAATCAATATGAATTTGAATTTGATTTTGGTGCATTGCTTAGAGGTGATGAAAAGACTAGATATGCTACTTATAAAGAAGCAGTATTGAATGGTCTTAAGACTGTGAATGAATGTAGAGCACAGGAAGGTTTAGCACCTATTGATGGTGGTGAAGTTGCATATATGCAAGGACAAATGACACCACTCACTACTTTATCTAATCCACCTGAGCCTGTAGATAACACAGCACCTGTATTAGGTGCAATGGCTGATATGGCTAGAGATCTGAAATCAGAAATATATGAAATTAAGAATAAAGAGCCTTTGCATATTGATTTGAATCCTAATATCAAGGTGGAAAGCTCTCCAATATCTTTGACCCTGAAATCTGAGCTAGAAAATAAAGCTACTAGAAAGAGCATTAAGCTAGTAAGAGATGAGAATGGGAATGTAACAGGTGCACAATCCTCTGAGGAGTAATTTAAATGGCAATCACTACAGCAATTTGTAATAGTTATAAGCAAGAGTTATTAGAAGGTGTGCATACATCTACTGATACATACAAAATTGCTTTATATACTGATGCAGTAACACTAGGAGCATCTACTACAGCCTATTCTTCTACTAATGAAGTATCAGGCACAGGCTATGATGCAGGTGGTAAGACATTGACAGGCTATGTAAGTGGTCTATCAGGTAGCACTGCCTATATCACTTTTGATGATCCATCATGGGCTAACTCTACTATTACAGCTAGAGGATGCTTGATTTATAACTCATCAAAATCAAATAAAGCTGTAGCTTGCTTTGACTTTGGCTCAAATGTGGTCTCTGTATCAGGCACATTTACTATTGATTTGCCTACAGCAGGAGCTTCAGCCCTTATTCGGATTGCCTAATGCCTAATTTTGATAGTGCATTAGGTGATTTTGACTATCAAAGTGGTGATTTTGATAGTTATGAATTGCCTAATCGCATTTTTGATGATGTAACAGGCAATTTTGATGATGCACTCAATCTTTTTGATGATGGTGGTGTAAATTCTGCATCAATCACTGTCAATGGCATACAGGTTACAGCCACAGCAGGAAATATAGCTGAATCAGTCTCAGATTCAGTAGCAATTACAGGATTACAGCTAGATAGTGCAATTTCTAGTGTAAATGTCACAGTAATTGATCAAATCAGCTTAAATGGCATAGAAATAACAGCTTTTGCACAGGAAATCAGTGCAAATGTGACAGATTCTGTGCTTTTAGATGGAATTTCTGCACAAATAACAGCAGAAAATGTCACTGCAATAGGCATTTCTAATGCAAATATTGCTCTAAATGGCAGAGAATTAAGCATATCTCAGGGCATTGTGCCTGCTAATGTAGGTGATTCTGTAGCTGTATCAGGTCAGGAATTAGTCTCATCAGCACAAAGTATTACAGCAAATGGCACTCAAAATAGCTCAATTTCTGTCACAGGACAGCAATTATTAAGTGAAATAAGTGCAATATCTGCAAAAACTGATGATACAAATCTGATTTCAGGTATTCAATTAGGGATTACAGCGGGGAATGTCACAGCATCAGCCACAGGCAGTGCAATTGCTCAGATTAATGGCATCAATATCACAGCATCAGTAGGATCTATAACAGCATCAGGCACAGAATCAGGTGATGATACTCATGGTGGTGAGTATATGGTCATCCCTGTAGGCATAAAAGATGCATCAGTATCTTTAAGACCATTAAGAGCAAATATCTATTATGGAAGAATAAACTCTATAGGCTTAACAGTCATTAATGGCACAGCTAGAATTCAATCTGCAAATGCTAATACTCAGCCTGAATATATTGAGGCTTCAGCTAATCTAGGAATTAGTGAAGAAGAAATTATTTTATTATTGGCGGCTTAACAGATTTATATTATTATTCAATAAATATTAGGAGATCTGTAGATGCCTACACCTTATGGAAATGAAACTGAGAGTGAATATATCTCTAGGTGTATGGGAGATCCTGAAGCAATCTCTGATTTTCCTAATGAGGAGCAAAGACTTGCTTTTTGCTATTCCAAATGGAATGAAAAAGCCACTTATAGAGGTGAAGAAATTGATTTGACACCTACTGATGAGATGGCAGAGGAAGCAAAAAGAGGTCTAGCATGGAGAGAAGAATTTAATAGAGGTGGCACAGAGGTAGGTGTCGCTAGAGCAAGAGATATTTCTAATAAGAGAGAATTATCTCCTGAGACTATTAGAAGAATGGTCAGTTACTTTGCAAGGCATGAAGTAGATAAAGAAGCTGAGGGCTTTAGCAGAGGTGAAGAAGGTTATCCTAGTGCAGGCAGAATTGCATGGGCACTTTGGGGTGGTGATGCAGGTCAATCATGGGCAAATGCAAAAGCATCTCAAATGGATAGAATTGATGAGAGTAAAAGCAGAGGTAAAAGTATGACACAAAGAAAAATGATGGATTTCAATAAGTGTGAAATCAAAACTTCAGACAGAGGTATGTTTGAAGGATATGCTTCTGTATTTGATGGCATTGATTCATACAATGATTCTATTGTAAGAGGTGCTTATAAGAATACTCTTGCAAATCGCAAGCGTGATGTTGCAATGTATTTTAATCATGCCTCTTATAGATCAGATATGCCTGCAAGAATTGGCAAGTGGACACAAATGGAAGAAGATGATAAAGGTCTTTATGTAAAAGGTCAGTTATCTTTAGGTCATCCTACTGCTGATGCTATCTATGCAGGTATGATTAATCAGACTTTAGATGGTCTATCTATTGGCTTCATGATCCCTGAGAATGGTTATGAAATGCGTAATGGCATTAGATACCTAAAGCAGATTGATTTAGTAGAAATTTCTGTAGTTGATAATCCTGCTGATAATGAAGCAAGAATCAGCTTAGATTCAGTGAAATCTCAAATTGAATCACTGAAAAGTATTAGAGATGCTGAGGAATTCCTGAGAGATTCAGTGAACCTTAGCAACTCAGGCGCTAAAGCATTGCTGGCGCAATTGAAGTCAATTCTTCGGGAAGAAGTAAAGACTGAAATGGAACAAGCAATGATTTTAAATCGCATAAATCAAATTCTGAAAGGATAAATCATGAGTGATGTAAATCAAGTATTAGTAGCTTTGGAATCAAAGCAAAAAGAGATTGACAGCCTATTGCAATCAGCAGGCACAGAGAGCAAATCAGCAGTTGAAAAAGCTGAAAAAGTTGCTCAAGAGTTGAAGTCTATGGGTGAGCGCCTGCTTGAAATTGAGCAGAAGCAAGCTGAAAATGTTAAGCGTGGTATTGAAATGCCTAAGACATTAGGTCAGTCATTTGTTGAATCAAATGAATTCAAGTCATTCTTAACAGGTCAGACTTCTAAAGCGCGTGTTGAGTTGAAGAACACAATCACAGGTCAATCAGGCTCACCTGCATCTAACAGTGACACCATTGTTGCTCCACAGCGACAAGTAGGTATCATCCCCGGTGCTTTCCGTAGCTTGCGTGTGCGTGATGTATTGCCACAGGGTGTAACTAACAGCAATATGGTTGAATATACCCGTGAATTGGCATTTACAAATGGCGCAGCAGAAACTGCTGAAGGTGCTACAAAACCTGAAGCCTCTTTGACTTTTGAATTGGCTGAAGCTCCTGTAAAGACTATTGCTCATTGGCTCAAGCTATCTAAGCAAGTAATGGATGATGCTCCTGCATTAGCCTCTTATGTAGATACTCGCTTGCGTTATGGTGTAGATCTTCGCATTGATCAGCAATTGTTGAATGGCAATGGCTCAGGTCAAAATATTGGTGGTATGACTAAATCAGGTAACTTCACAGCGTTTACACCTGCTTCAGGTGACACACGCATTGATAGCATCAACAAAGCTATCTACTCTGTGATTGGTGCTGATTATGCTCCTACAGCTATCATTTTGAACCCTGCTGATTGGGGTGCAATTGAGCGCACAAAGACTACCACAGGTGAGTATGTATTTGGCACACCACAGAGCCTTGCTCCTACATTGTGGGGCTTGCCTGTAGTTGCTACTAACACTATGACAGCAGGTAAATTCATGGTAGGTGCTATGGATATTGCTTACCAAGTGTGGAATCGCCAAGGTGTAACAGTTGAAATGTCAGAATCTGATGATACAAACTTCCAAAAGAATTTGATCACAGTGCGTGCTGAGGCTCGCTTGGCATTGGCAATCTATCGCCCTGCTTCTGTTTACTATGGTGATTTGTTAGCTTAAGTAGTCTCCTGAGAGTGGATTGGGTGGGGAGAAATCTCCACCCTTTTTTGAAAGGTAAAAATGGAAGTAAGAGCCTTAAGGGATTTCATGTCACCTACTATGGGTGATATAAGCACAGGGCAAGTTTTTGAGTTGGATTCAGGCATTGCTTTTTATTGGTTAGGTGCAGGTCTAGTAGAGAGGACTAAGCCACTACCACATCAAGAGATAGAAACAAAGCCTGAGCCAATTGGCAAAATTCAGACTAAAAGAGGCAGACCAAAGAAGGTTAAATAATCATGGCAGATAAAATCATCACATATCCTACTTATGAGCCACTATCACTAGCTGAGGTTACTGAATACCTTAGATTAGATTCTAATCCTGCTGATGAAGTGACAGTAGAAGCTATGATTACTGCATCTAGGCAGTATCTTGAGCAGTATCTCAATAGATATATTGCAACACAGACTATTGAAACTGCTTTGACAGGATGGCAAGATGAGATTGTGCTATCTGCACCTGTGCAATCTGTGACATCTATCAAATATCTTGATGTCAATGGTGTAGAACAGACTTTAAACTCATCACAGTATATTGTGGACACTTATGCAGAGCCTGTAGTGATTAGACCTGCTTTCAATGTCACTTATCCTGAGCTTTATGGTGTTGCTAATAATGTGAAGATCCGATTTGTGGCAGGATATACATCAGGCTCAAGCCCTGATACTAATCCTATGCCTAAGCCTTTAAAATTTGCAATGTTGCTAGTCATTGGTGATATGTATGCAAATAGAGAAGCAGGTGGAGATAAATCCTACAATGTGAATCCTACTGTAGCTAATCTCTTATCATTCTATAGGCTCAAAATGGGTGTGTAATTGCAAACTGCTGTCATTATTGCTAGTGGCAAGAGCTTAAATAAAGAAGATGTAGATTATTGCAAGGGCAGAGCTAGTGTTTATTGTGTAAATAATACTTATGATCTTGCACCTTGGGCTGATGTCTTATATGCCTGTGACCTAGAGTGGTGGGATCACTATAAGCCTAATTTTGCAGGTGAAAAATGGAGTTTAAATCCTGATGCCTGTGCAAAATATAAGCTCAACTATATTGAATATGATCCATCTCTTAGCTTTGGAATTAAAAAGATTATTGCTTCAGGTGGAAATTCAGGATTTCAGGCACTTAATTTAGCCTATTTGCATGGTTATAAAAGAGCTTTACTGCTTGGCTTTGACTATATGAATTCAGGTCAGCACTATTTTGGCAGACATCCTAATGAGCTAGATAAGTCTCCTGATATGCGTAGATGGGTAGAACATATGAGAAAAGCAAAGCCAATTATGGATTCTGTAGGTTTTGAAGTTATTAATTGCACTAGGCACTCTGCTATAGATTGCTTTCCTATGATGCCTATAGATTATGCACTTTAGAATAATCTCCTATTACACACCTAAATATAGGAATGTAGCCTTAAAGCTAATAGCCTCTTTAGAAAAGCTAACTGTGCCATTTTGTGTATTAGGCATAGAGGATCAAGGCTCATGGGATAAGAACACTCACTATAAGCCACACTTTATTCTTAGTCAGATAGAGGATTTAGATGCAGTAGTGTGGACTGATGCTGATTCTATAGTCAGGCAAGAGCCATTACTATTCTATGATTTAGATCAGTATGATATAGCTTTCCACAGATTTAAAGGTCAAGAGCTATTATCAGGCACTGTATTCTTTAGAAATACACCTAAGACTATAGAGCTATTGAATAAATGGATTGAGATTAATGAGCAAAATCCTGAGCAATTTGATCAAAAGAATCTAGATTTAGCTATTTCATGCATAGATAATCTAAAAATATATACACTTCCACCTGAATATGTATGTATTTTTGACTTATCTAGGGATTATTATGGTGGTATGACACCTGTAATTGAGCACTTTCAAGCAAGTAGAGACTATAGAAGATGAAAATATTGACAATTCCCGGAATCGGAGACATCCATTGGGTAATGCTCAAGATGGAAGATTTCATTAAACAACACTGCCCTAATGAAAAGCCTGAGATTCATATTTGGAATTTTGATAAAAGACCTAGAAGTGGTGATTTTGTCAAAAGAATTCCATTTGTAAAATTTGGGGGATATTTTGATGCACCGATTGATGTGGGCAAGCGTATTTTTGATGCTTCTTATATGCATGGTGGTCATTCCCATGTTGAGGGATTTTTGGGATTTGACCACTATTTGTGCGTAAATGGTGGGCTTAGAGTAGGGCATAGGATTGAGAATATCTTGCCTCAATATAAGATTAATTGGGATTATGAGATCAATACTGATGGCTGTAATACTCCTATTAAAGAGCCATATATTATTTTCTACTTCTCAGATCATGGGATGTTTAAAGAATGGATTAGGCATATGCCTGCCAAGAAGATTAAAGAGCTTCTTAATGGAATTAAAGGATATAAGCTAGTTTTGACAGGTAGCTCATGGGATAAGCCATTTAATGACCTAGTAGAGAATGAAAATGTCATCAATATGTGTGGTGATACTAGCCTTGATGAGCTTTTAGGCTTAATTAAAGGTGCATCAGCATTTGTAGGATGGTGTGGTGGTAATACTATTATTTCTCAGCATCTAAATACACCTACTTTGATGCTTTGGAGTAATTACTTTGAGCACAAATCCTTTCAGACTAATTGGGTAAGCCCTGAAAAAATAGATACTGTTTATAAGCCTATGAATGTAGAAGGCTTAGATTTTGATCAATTTTATAAAAACATAGGAGATCTTCTTGAAAGAAAAGCTACTGTGGCTTCCTAATTATGGGCTAGGCTACTACCCTGTAGAAGATTCACCCTATGATGAGGCTTATTGGTATAAGTATCAGAAAATGGAGATGACTGATATTGGAAGAAAGCTCAATGATGCAAGACTAGAAATTGTCAAAAGGTATCAGTGGGAATCTCTAATAGATATTGGAATAGGCTCAGGTGCATTTATTAAAGAGCTAGATAATGCCTATGGATTTGATATTAATCCTAGTGCTGTAGAGTGGCTTAAGGCTATTGGTAAATATAAAGAGCCTGAGCCTGTAGATGCCATGAGCTTTTGGGATTCTATAGAGCACATCCACAATCCTACAGATCTATTGAATAAATGCAGGAAAATTGTATTTATATCTACACCAATATATCATAGCAAAGAGCACATTTTAAGAAGTAAGCACTTCAGACCTGATGAGCATTGTTGGTATTTTACTAAGGCAGGACTGATAGGTTTTATGGATAACTTTGGCTTTAATTGTGCTGAATACTCTGAGATTGAGACAGAAATAGGTAGAGAAGATATAGGCTCTTTTGTATTTAAGAGGAAAGCATGAAAGCAGGCAAGTTAGATAGAAGAATCACTATTCAGGTAAAAACAGCCACTAGGGATAACTTTGGTGCTGAGATTATTGCCTATAATACTCTAGCTACAGTATGGGCAGAGGTGCTTCCTATTTCAGGCAGAGAATATTTCACTGCCTCTCAATTTGTCCCTGAAGCACAATTTAGGATGAGAATCAGATTTAGAGAAGATTTTGATGAGACAGCACAGATTCTCTATGATGGCACAGTCTATGACATTCTCTATATTGCAGAGATTGGCAGGGCTGATGGCTTAGAAATATTGGTGAAAAAGCCATGATTAGCATGGAAGTCAAAGGCTTAAAAGAGCTTCAAAGAGCCTTAGAGCTTTTGCCTCAAGAGATTCAGAAAAGACCTTTGAGATCTGCTGTCAGTGCAGGTGCAAAGGTAATATTAGATGAAGCAATTAATAGAGCACCACAGGATTCAGGAAATCTGAGAAAATCTCTATATAGGTATAGATCTAGAAGTCAATCTGCCACAGGAAAGGAAACATTCCTAGTAGGTGTAAGAAAAGGCAAAGGGACTTATGGTGATACTAGAGCTAATAGAAGGCTTGGCAGAGTTGGCAGGACTTATAAAACTCAAGGAGAGGCTTACTATTGGAGATTCTTAGAATTTGGCACAGCTACTATTCCTGCAAAGAGGTTTATTAGAGGTGCATTTGAGGATAAAAAGAGAGATGCTGTCTATGCTATTAGAGATAGATTAGACAAGGCAATTCAAGCTCAAGCTAGAAAGTTGATGAGAAGATGATAGAAAATACCATATATACAGTATTGTCAGGCTTGGCAGGTGGTAGAGTTTATCCTATTGTCATGCCTGAAAAAGGCACAGTGCCTGCTATTGTTTATCAGAGGATCTCATCTACACCTGAAAATACACTAGATGGTGGTGCAACTATTGACCAAATTAGAATTCAGGTTGATACTTATGCAAAGACTTATGCAGAGGCTAAAACCTTGGCAAGTCAAGTAAGAACAGCTTTAGAGGGTAGCTCTGCAAAGGCTACTCTACAAACTGATGTAGATTTTTTTGAACCTGATGTAAAACTTTACAGAGTAACTCAGGATTTTTATTGTTGGCAAAGGAGCTAATATGTCATCACAAGCACTAGAAGCACAAGGTATGTTATTAAAAATTGGCAATGGAGCTTCTCCTGAAGTTTTTACTGCCATTTCTGAAATCAAAACTTTTTCAGGTCCGGGTGGATCTGCCGCAGTTATTGATGTGACTGATCTCTCATCATTAGCTAAAGAAAAGCGTATGGGTCTAGCTGATGAAGGTCAATTGTCCTTCACAATCAACTATATTCCTAACAACACTCAACACGCATTATTGCGTGCACAGCGTGCAAGCAGAGAAGAAACTAATTTCAAATTAGTATTCACTGATGATTCTCCATCTACTACATGGAGCTTCTCAGCATTTGTAACAGGCTTTGCAGTATCAGGTGCAGTTGATGGTGTTGTAGAGGCTAATGTGACTTTAGAAATCACAGGTGCAATTGTTGAATCTTAATATTGAGGGTTAAATGGCAATCTTAAACAGAGATGCAATTTTAGGTGCTAATGATTTAAAAAAAGAATTAGTTAAAGTTCCTGAGTGGGGTGGTGAAATCTACATCAGTATGATGACAGGACAGAGTAGAGATGCTTGGGAACAAAGCCTAGTAAGTGGTAAAGCAAGTAATTTAGATAATATCAGGGCTAGATTGGTAGCCTTCACAGCAGTAGATGAGAATGGTAAAAGACTATTCTCTGATGATGATGCCTATGATTTAGGTCAGAAATCAGCTAGTGCTTTGGAGAGATGTGTCAAAGTAGCTCAGAAATTAAACAGATTGACTGAATCTGATCTAGAGGACTTGTCAAAAAACTAAAGCTCCGCCCCCAAAGACAATTCTATTTCAGTCTAGCTTTGAAATTGGGGATGCCTGTCGGAGTTATGTTGAAAAGCATGGATAGTGCTGAATTGACTGAATGGATAGCTTACTTTAGGCTTCAAGAGCCTGAGAAGCCAAAGGCAAAGGATGTATTGAAGGCTCAATTTGCAAATAGGATAACTAGGAGAAGTTAAATGGCAGGGCTTGGTGATCTAGTAGTCAAGCTGTCAGCAGAGACAGCACAATTTAATCAAGCCCTTGATAAAGCTAGTTATCAAGCTCAAAGAAATTTTGATTCAATGGTGAAATCTGCTAAGACAGCAGGTTTTGCTATTGCAGGTGCATTTGCAGTAGGTCAATTAGTAAGTTTTACTAGACAGGCTATTGCTTATGCAGATCAAATTGCTGATGTGGCAAAAGCCAATGAAGTAGGTGCTGAAACTGTTTTAGCTTTAGGTGAATCACTTAGAAGAAATGGTGGTGAAGCTGAAAATGCAGGAAAGATGTTCTCATCTTTCACATCTAAGGTATATCAAGCTGTAGAAGGTAGTAGAGGTGCTCAGGATGCCTTTAAATCATTAGGCATTACCACTGAGAATCTATCCAATATGTCAATGATTGAATTATTTGATTCAGCCATTGATAGATTAGGAAAAATGCAAGATTCAGCTACTAGAAATGGTCTTGCAATGGAACTTTTTGGCAAAGCCGCAAAAGGTGTGGACTTTGTAGGATTATCTCAAGGCACTGATGAGCTTAGACAGTCATTCATGGAATATGCAATGGCTATTCAAAGTGCCGCTGATTTGCAGGATAAATTTGAAGTAGCTAATCAAAAGCTAACTCTAGGCATACTAAAAAACTTTGTTCCTACTATGACAAAAGTAGCTGAGAGTGCTAGTCAGGCAGGTAGTGCATTTAATACTTTGCTTGAATTTGGTGGTGAAGCATTTAAAGGCTTAGTGTATGGTGTTAGAACAGTAGTCACAGCATTGCAGACAGTCAATGCTTCTGTAAACCTAATAGGTCTAACTCTTAGTGATATTGGCAGTGGCAAATTTAATACATTCTTTGATAGGCTTAGAGAATATGATGCCTATGTTGCAGGGCTAAGAATTAAAGACAAAGAATTTGCTAGAGAATTAGCTAATAATGCAAAGGAATCACAAAAAGCTGTTCAGCAATCTATGAGAACAGTAAAAGATCCTGATGATGCTAAATCTCAAAGAGAGGCTGAAAAGCGTAAGAAGGCTATTGCTGATTCTATTGAATTAGCTAATTCATTTGCTATTTCTATGGAGCAAATGGCAAGCAAAGCTCAATTAGGCTTAGATTCATTATTGATGAGTGAATCTGAAGTAAAGCTAAGAGAGAGATTAGTAGATATTAGTAAGGCTTATGCTGATGCACAGGCTAAATTAGCTAAAGAATTTGATGAGGGCTTCTTATCAGAGCAGGTTTATTTAGAGCAATCTACTAGATTAATTGAAACTTACAAAGAAGCAATTGATGTAGCAGAGCAGTTTAAAAATAAGCAAGATGAGCTAAATAGCTCTATTGAATATGGTGCTACTGTAGCTTTGACTAAATATGTCAATGAATCTAAAAATGTAGCAAGCCTTACTCAGGGTGTAGTAACAGGAGCACTTAAATCATTAGATGATGCTATGTTTGGCATTATCAGCAGGACTACTTCTGTATCTGATGCATTTAGAAATATGACTGCCTCTATCTTGGCTGATATTGCAAAGATTATGATTAGACAGACAATCACAGCCCCTATTGCCAATGCATTATCAGGTGCTATTGGTGGTGTGTTTATGGGGGGTGGATCTAGTGTAAATCTAGGCACTCAGTCTTTAGGCACAGGTGGATCTACAGGATTTGGTGTAAACCCTAATGCAAGCCTAGGTGGTATCAGGGCTGATGGTGGTTTAGTGCAGGCAGGCAAGAGCTATTTAGTAGGTGAAAAAGGTGCTGAATTATTCACACCATTTTCAGGTGGCAATATCACTAAATCTGAAGATATTGGTGGCACAGTGGTCAATCAGACTATCAATATTCAGACAGGTGTGGCACAGACAGTAAGAACAGAAATTCAATCTATGATGCCTAGAATCATGGAAGCTACAAAAGCCGCAGTAGCTGATTCTAAGCGTAGAGGTGGCACTTATGGAAGGATGATGGCATAAAATGGCAATAATTTACCCTTTATCTTTACCATCTAATAGACAGATCTCAGCAGTCAGAATGAGCACTATTGATATAGTGGGTCAATCTGTATCTCCATTTACAGCTAGTCAGCAAGTCTATAAATATTCAGGTCAATATTGGGAAGCTGATATTACTCTTAGACCTATGACTAGAGATGAGGCAGAGTATTGGATTAGCTTTATGCTTAAGCTAAATGGTGCATATGGCACATTCTTATTAGGTGATCCTAATGGTGCAGTGCCTAGAGGTGTTGCTACAGGCACACCATTGGTAAAAGGTGCTAATCAGGTAGGCAATGAATTGCTTACTGATGGTTGGACTAATAGCACTACAGGCATCTTAAAGGCAGGTGATTATATTCAGCTTGGCTCAGGTGCAAATGCAAGATTGCATAAAGTATTAGATGATGTAAATAGTGATTCAGGTGGCAATGCTACTTTGACCATTTATCCTTCATTGAGATCAAGCCCTTCTGATAATTCAGCAATTGTGGTAAATAGCCCTAAAGGTGTATTTAGATTGTCATCTAATCAGACAGCTTGGGATATTAGAGAATCAGCAATATATGGTATTACTTTTGGTGCTAGAGAGGCTCTCTAATGGCAAGGACACTACCATCAGCATTAAGCACAGAATTTAATGCTACTGAGTTAAGCCCTTTTTATGCTGTAGAGCTTTTATTTACATCAGGTGCTGTTAGATTTTGGACAGGCTATGGTGATATAGAAGCCAATGGTGAGACATGGAGTGGCTCAGGCTTAGTCATGGGCATTTCTGAATCTAATGAAAGCACAGATTTATCTGCTAATGGTATGACATTCACATTTAGTGGATTGGCAAGCTCAATAGTATCTGTAGCACTATTAGAAAACTACAGAGGCAGAATTGCTAAATTGTATGTAGGTGCATTAGATTCTAATAATCAGCCTGTATCAGATATGTATCAGATCTTCTCAGGAAGAATGGACACTATGTCTATTCAAGAAGATGGGCAGACTGCCACACTTACTATCACAGTAGAAAATGTTTTAATTGACCTAGAGAGACCTAGAGTAAGAAAATACACCAATGAGGAGCAACTTTCTAGATTTCCAAGTGATAATTCATTGGAGATGGTTGCAAGCCTGCAAGAAAAAGATATTGCATGGGGTAGATAATGGGCTTTAGCTTTGGTGGTGTATTTAAAGCAGTAGTGGTAGCCGCAGCAGTAGCAGCGGCAGTTTACACAGGTGGTGCTTCATTAGGTCTTTTATCTACTGCTACTATATCAGCAGGTATTGGCTCATTTGTCGCAATGGCGGCACTTACTACAGCAGTCGCGGCTACTGCATCTCAATTATTAGCAGGCAATCCACCATCTTATGATCTAGGTGAATCTATCAGAGGTCAGCTAATCAATCGGAGAGAGCCTGTAGGTAATGCAAGAGTTATCTATGGTCAGACTAGGGTAGGTGGCACTATCTTATTCATGGAATCTCAGGGTGCTAAGAATGAAACTATGTATATAGTGCAGGCTATAGCAGGTCATGAGATCAATGCTGTAAGTAAGGTATATGTCAATGACACAGAGCTATCTTTATCTTTATCAGGGAATGCTTATGTAGGCACTTATAAAGGTGATGCCAATGCAGTATCTTTTAATTGGTTATTAGGTACAGATACACAATCTCCATTAGCTTTTTTATCTAGCACTAAGGCTTTGACATATCAATTCAAAGGTATTTCAATATTAGCCTCAAAGCTAGTCTATAACTCAGACACTTTCCCACAGGGATTGCCTAATATTACCTGTGTAGTGCAAGGCAAAAAGGTATTTGATCCTAGAAATAGCACTACAGCATATTCTCAAAATGCCGCACTTTGTATCAGAGACTATTTAACAGATACTAGATATGGTTTTGGTGCTAGTGCTGATGAGCTTGATGATGCATCATTTATTGAATCAGCTAATATTTGTGATCAAGATGTGACATTGGCATCAGGAGCTACTGAAAAAAGATATACCATCAATGGTGCTTTTTCTTCAGCAGAACAGCCAAAAGATGTATTACAGAAAATGCTCACAGCCTGTGGTGGTAAATTAACTTATGCAGGTGGCAAGTGGACATTAAGAGTAGCTCACTATAGAACACCTACAGTCACAATCACAGAAGATATGATTGCAGGGGCTATTACTATGCAAGCATCTCAGTCTAGGAGAGATATATTTAATGCTGTCAAAGGCTCATATAGTGAGCCATCAGCACTTTATCAGCCTACTAGCTTTCCACCTATAACTAATACTTTTTATTCAGCAGAAGATGGTGAAGTCATTTGGAAAGATGTGGAATATCCATTTACTACATCATCAGCTACTTGCCAAAGACTTTCAAAGATTGAACTAGAAAAGGCTAGACAGCAAATCAGTTTTAATGTGCCATGTAAGCTCACAGCTTTTGCAATTCAGCCTGCTGATAATGTATTAGTAACATTCCCTAGATATGGATGGAATGACAAAGTATTTGAGGTATTGACTTGGGAATTTACAGCTACAGGGGAGAATAATGCACCTATAGTCAATCTAACTCTTAGAGAGACAGCATCTCAGGTATATGATTGGGTAGGTGGATCTGAGACAGTAGTAGATTTTGCACCTAACACTAATCTTCCTGATCCATTCACAGTAGCTGCGCCGGGTCTTTCTGTATCCGATACATTAACTGTATTTGCAGAAAGTATTATTACTACACTAATTGTAGATATTGCAGGAACAAGCACATTTCAAGATAGATATGAAGTAGAGGCAAAAGTATCTACATCAGATATTTGGGTAACTCTTGGACAGGCATCAGGGAATAGATTTGAATTGCCAAATGTATTAGATGGTGAAATCTATAATATTAGGGCTAGGTCTATTAATACATTAGGTGTTAAATCAGCCTATGCAACTGCAAATCATGAAGTAGTAGGTAAAACTGCACCACCTGAGAATGTATCAGGGTTTTCCATTAATATTGTTGGAACTCAAGCCTATTTGACATGGAACGCTGTAGGAGATTTAGATTTATCTCATTATCGGATTAGACATTCTAGGGCTACTGTAGGTGCTACTTATTCTGATGCTGTAGATCTTATTAATAAAGTGCCTAGACCTGCTGTTTTTGCCATTGCACCTGCTATGACAGGAACTTATTTTATTAAGGCAATTGATAAGCTAGGCAATGAATCTTTAGTGCCTGCTGAGATTGTTGCAGTTATTCAGGACATTCAAGGCTTAAACTTCATTGAAACAGTTACAGAATCTCCTACATTTTCAGGTCAAAAAATAGAATGTAGTGTTAATGAAGATGGATATCTAATATTAGATACAGCCATTGATTTTGATGATATTACAGGCTTATTTGATGATGCTGATGGGGATTTTGATGGTGGTGGTGGAACAATCTCTACAGAGGGAACATATTTCTTCTCTAATATTGTAGATTTAGGTCATGTTTATACAAGTAGGGTAACTTCAAATCTAACTGTATCAAGGGCAGATTATGTCAATCTATTTGATGATGTAACAGGCAATTTTGATGATAGAACAGGTTTATTTGATGGTGATCCTAATAGTTATGGTGATACTGATGTTCAGTTATATATTTCTGTAACTGAAGATGACCCTAATAGTTCACCTGCTGTATGGACAGATTACAGAAGATTCTTTGTTGGTGACTATAAAGCTAGAGGTTTAAGATTTAAGGCTGTTTTGACTTCTACAAGTGGAGAATCTACACCTATTCTACAAGCCTTATCAGTTTCAATAGATATGCCTGATAGAGTAATTGGTGATAATGATTTGGTATCAGGAACAGCATCAAATGGTTATGATGTGGTATTTAGCCCTGCATTTAAAGTATCACCTGCTTTGGGTATCATGGCACAAAATTTATCTCAAGGGGATTACTATGAAATTCCCACAAAGAGCAATACTGGATTTACAATTAGGTTTAAGAATTCTAGTGGAACTGTGGTTAGTCGCACTTTTGATTATGTGGCTAAAGGCTATGGTGAATTGGTAACATAGGAGAAATAAATGTCACAAGCAGATTTAGTAGTAGCAAACCAAGGATTTCCTGCATTTAGAGCAGATTTAAATGCTCAATTACAGGCTTTAGGCTCATTACAATCAGGTGCTACAGCACCATCTACAACTTATGCCAATATGTTTTGGCTAGATACATCAGCAAATCCTAGTGTTTTAAAGATTAGAAATGCTGATAATGATGCTTGGATTACTGTTATAAAAGTAAATCAAACAACTGATTTGCTTGTTGGTTTAGGTATTTTTAATTTTCCTAGCGCTGATGGCACAAATGGTCAGGCATTGGTTACAAATGGTAGTGGCACATTATCTTTTGCTAGTGTTCAATCTGAAATTAGAGGTTTATTCAGAAAAGCAGACCCTACTATTGTTGCATGGACAAAGACTGGTAATTTCACATTACAGACATCAACAACTTTATACATTGATGTTAATGGCTCAATTAAGACTATTGCAAGTGGCACAAGCATTACTATGCCTACTGCAACAACTGGCACAGACTATGCGATTTGGGCTAAGACAGATGGCTCTTTAGAGGCTACATCTAATCATACTTCGCCACCTACTGCTAATGCTCGCAAGGTTGGTGGATTCCATTATGCGGCAGGTGGAAATGCTACTGGTCAAAGTGGTGGTAACTCTACTGCACAAATCAATGAATATTCATTATGGGATTTGAAATTCAGACCTGCTTGTAATGACCCTAGAGGTATGACTTTGGTGGCTGGTGGATTTTGGGTTGATATTTACCTTGCCAATACTGATTGTGATGCTAATGGCACATCTAAATACAATGTGACTATGGCTGACGGCTCAAGCCCACCTAAAGTGCCAACTGCTTTTGGTGGTAATGGCTCAACAACTTAT